CCAAGATAATCCCAATTCAATTGTATTGGAATATTTATTTGGCTATCAGGTATAAGATCTTGTCTTAATGTAATTTTATTCACAATTATCGATTAAAGGTTTGAATGATATGTCTGTTCCATCCACATTATCATTGTAGTTTATTCCCTCCGGAATTAATCTAAATATTATTTCAGTATAAGGATAGTGCGCTGAATTAAAAAATGGATAATCAACACCTCTATCTAAATTATCTTTAAACCCGTAGGTGTATAAATCTCTCCATCTAAACTGTTGATCAGTTGATGAGAAGAATGAATAGCTTGGAACCTGATCCACAAATTGAACGTCGCCGGTTTCAACATAATCTGAAAAGACTCTAATTGTCATAGAATTATGTGGTTTATAATAAAACCCTGGGGAGTTTGTTGTGTATGTATTACTGGTTTGAAATATATCTTGATTATATTTTAATTTTTGATAATAGGGTGATATAACCCTTTCTAATTGTTCATAATCATTCCATTCGCAGAAGTCACCATCAAGTGTATCACCAATTTTCAAATCGTTATTATAGTAAAATGTTTTAGTTGCTCCATTTGTTTTTGTATAAGATGAAAGACCTATGTTGGTATTTGAATTTAAATTATTACCATCCCACCATGAATTAGTTTTGGTTGTTAAATTAAACTCCCACCCTTGTTTTAACCCAATACCATTAAAAGGTTGGTTAAAATAACCGGTATATCCCTTGTTAATTATTGTTAAAAATATTTGACTGATTGGTCTTTTTTGATTATCCCTCAATATTGAAAAATCCAAATCATATGCAGAGCTCACAAGATATGTATTACTACTATTTTTTTGAGAAATTCTTGATACTTTATTTGGTGTGATTGAACTATATTCAAATTTTTTATCTTCATTGAATACATTCTTTTCGAATCCGGCCTTTGTCATTATTAGATCATTAAGATTTGTCAAAACCTTATGACTTCTGATATAATATTTAGATTTAGTTTCGGTTAAATTGTCGGGATTTATCACTCTTTTGAAAGTGCCGGTAACTCCATTATTAAATGATGTTCCGGTATAACCAATATTAAAAAGATTAAAAATATACGGATCGCTATCTAAAAGGCCGTTACCTATTGAATATACTTGATATAAATTTGAATTTCTATAAGTGATAGATAATTCAACATATTCTCCAACCGTTAGTCCGTGTGAGGCGGCACATTGGAAGGAAATAATATTGTTCCCGTTCTGTTGGGTGTTTAATATTTGAAATGGTATGCCGTCTTTCGCAACCCAATTAAAGTTATAGGGTGTGTAAGATAATTTCGCCTCATAGTTGTTTGCATGAGGATATGTTAAATAATAAGTCCAATTATATGTATATGCGCTTTTTGATTTATAGGTTATATGCTGATCTGAAATGTCAGGTCTGAAAAAATCAAATTCATAATACTGCGGAAAACCTTTCCAAGAATTACTTGAAATTGACGTTTCGGGAGAAACATAATATAAATTATATTGAAATGGTAGATAATTCGTAGTTCCAGTATATGCGTTATTATATAAATAAGTTAGTTTAAATGTTGGTCTAAATATTGTTGATGCTTGTCTTTCATCATCATATACTTGCGCTAAATTTATTGTTGCACTTCTATCGTATTCTGTTATTTGTTGATTTTGACTTTCAAGCGAAATTGAAATATCTTGATCAACAAATGGTGCGGATTTGTATTCTAAACTGCTAGGTTTTATAGTATATTTATTCACTTATAGAATATTTTGTTTTGAATTTATCTAACGCGGAAGCCCCTTTTATTATTCCGAAATAAAATTGGAATGGTGCTCCAACAACAAATTTATTATTGAGTGCGCCAGTTGTGCTGTAATTTCCGTTATTATCTACGCTAAAAATATACCCTCTAGCATTCAAGTCATTTGATGCTGATACATCGTTTAAAAAATACTTTGTATTTAGAGATGATCGGTCTAATGATTGATATCTTGTGTTTTGAACAATGTCTCCCGAGTTTGTTGCCCACGTATTCATCTGATTTCCAAAAATACTATTTGTATTATTAAGTTGCCATTGATAAAATGGGACAACTTGTGATTTAATACCATATGGATAAGGATAAAACCCAACATTATTTTCACCCCTAAAATCAATTCTTCCTGGTGTTAAATAATCTTTAGTTTGTAAATCTTCGGTTGAAGATGAAAACCATACAGCAATTATTGGATCATTTGCACTACCTAAAATATTTGTTGGATTGTTTGTTGAGTTTGGTATAATTTCATAAAATTCGGGAGAAAAATTAACATTCCCAATTTCAGAGTTTATTGATAATAATTGTGCTAAATCCCCGTCAATTCTTTTTTGGTCTCTAGAGAATAGTTGATCCAATGAATTGTCGCCAAATGATATTATTTTCCGTAAAAATCCTTCGTCAGTTATTCTTGAAATGACAAAAAGATTAATTAAATCCGAAGTATCCCCATAGCTTGTTGAGTTTATACTTGGTAATATGTAGGCTTTAGTATCAGGTTCAAAAGTTATTTCAGAATAAAATGAGTCTTTCATACCCAAATTAACAATTGTTGTTGGGTATAATAAATTTAATTTATTAACAGAATTTGGATTATTTGTTTGTTTTCCCACAAATTTATTAGTATTCACATTATATGGACTACTTCTATAATAAAAATTATTACTTTTATCGTCAAAAAATATTACGTCACCACAATAAAGTTGTTCGCTTACTTTATTTTGACTATTATATTTAGTATCTACTTGAATTGGAAATGCATATAACGTACCGTTAATCCAATTATTCATAAATGATTGAGATAAAACGCCTCGACATAAACCATAAAAAAATCTAAATCTAAAACTCCATTCTGAAAAATTGTCCCAATCTTTCTTTAAATCGGTTAATGGTTCTCTCATAAACATATAACATCCTCGCTCAACAGCATCGCTCGTCACGCAATTTTGATTTATTTCAAAAGAACTCCCAAAACCAGTATAACATTTTAACCCAACCATATTTTCACAATCAAAACTCGAAAGAACTGTTGTATAATTAGGTAGTCCTTGCAAATCCGCAGTGACAATATTAGCCCCAGTTTGATATGCTTGAGATGAAATATCTTCTTGGAAAGTATTAATTAGATAAATTGAAAAATTATTATTTTGTTGTAAAATTGCAGGATTTAATGTAAATGCGGCACCATCTAACCCATCAGATGTTGGTAGTCTATCCGTTCTTAATACATTTAAACTTGAATTATCTATTGTTAAATTAGGGTTGGTTGCAAAAATACTTTTAGTATAGTAACTATATTTTGTGGGTATTAAATAATCTCGGCCAACAAAACTATTATTATTGTTAAAATTTCCAACACTCATCACACCCATTCCTGATAAATCTTCGGAGCCATCGTAATTTGTGCTACTAATATTTGATGAGTAGAATCCGTTCGAACTTAACGATACAACAGATCCATTGGTTATTGTTGTATTTGTTGGTAAATTAGCGACAGTGCTATCTAACAACCCATAGTATGCGGTATTTATTGTTGTGTAGCCCGTGAATTTTCCGCCATTAGTAGATTCAACATTTCCGTCTAATAGTGATACGATCCACGATGAGTATGTTTCTCCAAGACCATTTAAAACCGTTACATTATCAAATGTTAGTATGCCAGTATTAATGTTATAAGTTTTAACAATTACCACTTGTTCTTTAGTTTTATCTACCGATGATTTAATTACCACTATTTGCCCTTCAACATAACTGAGCCCTAACCCAATGGCTAATGAGCCTATTTCTCCTAGTGTATATGTTGAGGTTGATGTGGTGTTAAACTTAATACCGGGCTTAAAGAAATAAGATTGATAGAACATCTCACTTTGAGAATATCCTTGAATTTTATTAGATCCTAAAGTAATAGGTTGGATTGGGATATTAATTCTAGTATCTGCGGTAAATTTCCAATTCGGATCATCATCATTGGTACCGAATAATGTACCTAAACTATATTCTGTTTGATATATTGGTGAATATGGATCAATACCTCTTTGCAATATTAAGATATATTGATCGGAATATCCCTCAAAATAATCTGTCACGACAATTTCATTAATTTCTTCTTTACCCCAAAAAGTTCCTAATAATTTCCAAGAATTTAATGTTGTTGGAGAACTTACTACGTTACCAAAAGATTGTGTGGTGGCTGATTTCCATATTTTAGATGCGTCAGATATTGTTATTGCTGTAACAACTTGAAAATATTCAATATCTGCAGGAAATTTATAGTTAGTTTCGAAAGATCCGTAAGGTAGCGTATAACTAATGTTTTTTGATGTTGTTCCGTTGGGATCTCCGGGATCTGCGTATGTTACACTTACATTAGTAACTCCTTTACCGTTATATGAGGTTCCACTAATTCCTGTTACGACCCCATTAGCTGTAATGGCCGAGTAATTATAATTTACGTCAGTTGATCCGGTTGTATTTACAAAAGTTAATAAGTCACCTGAATTAAATTGTTGTTGTGATAATATAGTTATTGTATTATCGTAATGATATTTACCAATATTTAAATTAGGAGCAAATGAAACCTTAATTTTATTCCCTCCCATAAAATAATTTTTCCTTTGATTAAAAAGATTAATTCTTTCCCCAATAGGTAAATCATTAGAGGTTACAATTCTACCGTTAAAATCGCTATTTAACACAATCATTTGAGAAACTGGTGTCTTATATATAGGGTCGGATACGTATTTTGCTAATCCTATTCCTGCTGACGCTTCGCTAAACATAGCCGACCAATCCGCGCCATTTTCGGTGTCCGCAGAAAATTTTGCAGATGTTTGATATCCATCAAAATAATTTAACGAATTTGATAATTGAGTTAATACGCCTCCGCCGCCAGCATTAAATAGTTTGTTAGGACCTGTTTTTAAATCTTGTTTGCAATCACAGGCCTGACAATCAGGATATGTTATCATGGGTAGTCTTATTGTGTAGTCTTTTTGATCACAATATTTACTCCATCGTCTAAACGGATACCAGTTTATGGGCCTACCAATCCCAATACCTGAAAGCCAACATAAAAAACCTAAAAATAAATTATATAACCATATTAAAATATGTGCAATAGTTAAAAGAATTAATGCTACAGGTTGTATTATAGTCATTAATATTGAAAATAAGAAAAATAAAAAGTCAAAATTTCTAAACCCATCATTAACAGGAAATTTATTAATTGTGCTTTCACAACTTTCATCATCAATTTCTTTTATGCCAATAAATCTTCCTTTTGCACCTTTTTTATATTCGTCAATTAATGTTGATACTGTATAAACCCTATTGAATTTAAATTCGTAAAAAGTATCTTCACAATTAATAACTTCATTAAGCCTATTGTTTTTCTGTGTTGAATTGTTAAATCCTTGTGTATATCCGCTCCAGGCAAGACCAAAATAGTATGAACTTTGTTGTTGTTGTCTTTCGACTGAAGTGCCATCACCTGTTGGATCTGACGTTGGGCTTGACCATCCATATTCTTTAACATTCGGTATTAAATAATATGCACGTCTTGTTTGTAAAGTTAAATCGTTAGGTTGTTGCCATTTAATTTTAAATCTATATTTTGCTTTTGTTGGAATACCTATCGACGGATCGTAAGACACTACTTTTTCGCCGAACTCATTTGTTATATAATATTCCAAATTCATAGGTAATTCAATTAGCCACGTACCATCACCGTCAATAACATTACCCGCTTGCTCTAATTGATGTTCTTCTAACACCGGATTTCCATCAACATCTTGCGCGATTGTTTGTCTAATAGCTAATATTTGACCAGGACCCGCAGTTAAACCACAAAGGTTTCCCATGTTATCTCTAGGTCTGCAATTTTTTCTAATTCTAAAATTATCCGGTGAAGAAAATATTGACCCCATAAAAACTGCTGTCGGTTGAATATCAATGTTAGCTTCATCCCTTAAATCAAAATCTAATCTATTGATCGCAATTTGACATATATCAGGATCGCCCCACAACGGAGATACTTCCAAAGTTTTAGTTAGTGAAACTAATTGAGGTAATGAAGATAAATCATTTGATGTTCTAAATTGATTTCCGGCAACTTGAGCTTCAGTTGCCAATCCCATTCTAATCAAATCCTGTGGCGTAAGAGAGAACTCTCCTATATCAGATAGATCAACATCCATAACTACGGTTTGATCGCCAAGAGGGACCCCCATAATCATATAATCACCACTTTCGTTTGTCTTTGCTGTGAATTTATAATACTTATCGTAAATTTCAACTGCGGTGGCACCCGTTAATACATCACCTCTTGATGGTAATGTCCCGGTTGCAGCATGTTTTGAATATGATTTTTCGTAAGGTAATAAATTATATCTATACCCGTCTTCATTTTTATCGGTAGGAGATTTGTATGGATAGATACTAGATATAATCGGGTTCGACTCATCAACAGATGTTACTGGAATGAAAATAGAAACTCTTGCATTTGGTAATCCAAAACCATTATTAGCAGTAATTCTACCGACTAATACACCGTAATCCGCACAACTTCTAGTATAAATGTCTGTTTGTTGAATTTTTAAAGATAGAATTTCTAAAAATTCAAAATCTTGATTTAATTCAATATTAATTGTTTTATTAACACCGAGTTCAGTTCTAATCCTATATGATTGACCCATGAAATACCTTTAAATATAAATAGTTTATGAGCCATTTTTGAAATGGACGCATAAACTAATTATAGAACTATAACTGAATAAGTGAATTCGTTACGTAAATGTAATTGCTTGGAAATTCTTAACCGAAACTTTAATATCTTTATTGGGATATCTTATTTGATAAACTTGTGACGGTTGAGCAAATATTGTATCATCAACGGGTTGTATTTGTCTTGTTTCCGCATCCGAATATTCCATAGAAGTTTCTGATGAAGAATATTGACCACCAACATTATTAAAAATGTTAAGTCCGGCAACTGTTAATACACCATTTTGGTTTTGTATAATACTTCTTAATTCGGATAGATAAACATTTTGACCCAATTCTCTTGTTTGTGGGTTAAAATATGCTGACACTTTATCAATCACATCCGCAATAACCTGTCCCGAATTTTGCGCGGAATCCAAAACAACCGAAACTTCAACACTCAAGTCAATTACTTCGGCAGTTAATATTGAAATATAATCATTCATCATACGATAATTTGATAAATAATTTGCAATATTCTGCTTTAAGGTGTTTGAAACGATGCTTGTTAGTTTTCCGGAAGTATCATAAGATAATAATTGAACCAATATTTTATTATCATTTTCAGTTATTGATACTTTTGCCGGAGCGCCAAATTCTGATGGCATATTTCTAATCAAAGACTCATAATCTTGAACAGTAACCGCTCTTTTTTGTGCCGAGAAGTTAAATGAAACGTAGTTTCTAATTTCTTCAAGTGATGGTGTTCCTGCGCCGCCAATTGCTGCGGTAACATTATTACATCTTAACGAATTAACTACAGAAGAGTTTGTTAATTCCGATGGCCCATTAACAAAAAATGAAACGGTACCTATTTGGTTAATAACATTTGTTCCTAAATTAGAACCTAATCCGCCACCAACTCTATATTGTACAAATAATGTTGAGTTTGGAGTTAATGTTGAACCTAATGAAACGTTATTTGAATATCTTTGTAAATCTAAAGTAACCCCTAATGTTGTGAATTGATTTAAAGCGTCTTGAGCTGTGTTTGTGCCACCACCAAAAGTCATTTTCTTAAACCCTTCTGATGTGTATTCGCTAATAAATCTATTTTGCGTTTGAATATATCTTCCAACTTTAATTCCGGGTTGGTCTGAAACTTTTGTTGGATCCTCAACGAAGATTCTATCTTCCGCTAATGCATCAACTTCATACCATCTGTTGTTTGCGCCTAAAAATTCTGCAACGGTTGGTATGTTAGTGTATTGAGTTCCGCTCTTTAATAGAACACTAGTGATACCTAATACATTTTTTTCAGGTAAAAATAATTCATAGAATGGTTTAACGTCATTTGGTGTAATAACTTTTTTAAATACTTTAGTTACACCATTAACAACCAATTCTCTTTTTGTTATTGTATAATTAATTAATACATTATTTGCATTAAAGTTAGGTATTTTTAATCTGTTAGGAAATCCTTGTGAATTATATGGTGACGCAAAATCAATATCGTATATATTTTCAAAAACAACTCCGGCACCGGATACTTGAGAGCCTCTTGTTAATGTTCCTAAATATCTTTCGTCTTCTTTATCACCAAAAGCGGGAACCGTAATTGAAAAATCCACTAAAGCAACTGAAGGTCTTTGTCCCGGTAATTTTAACCCATAAGTTCTTGCTATGTTGTATATAGAAGATCGTTGTTGAGCGTATTGCAGAACCGTCTCTTGGATACTTCTATCAATATGATAGTGAAGGTTATCTGCAACAGCAGCATTTAAATCAATAAAAACTGAAAATACTGATGCATCATTAAAATCCTGAATTAACTCCGGATAATAAGTTCTTACATAGTTTAACAGTTCCGTCCTTATTCCTTCATAATCTCTAGTTGTGTATGATATATTACGATTAGCCATATTTTCTTAAATATTAATTATTATAAAATCACTTTGTGAAAAAGTATTTCTTTGTGTTGAGTAGTCAATTCTAACTTTTGCAGTATATTCCGCAGTTCCTTTTCCGGGAAATCTAAAAACAGATATGTCACCAGGGCCGGCAGCATTAACTTGAGTTCCCGGATCCACTTCATCTGTTATATCTGCGGCAGTTATGGTTATTGAGTTTAATAAAAGATTTGGCATAAATTGTTGGACCGTATCTCTAATGTCGGATTCAATTGCCGAAAAGGTTAATCCATCAAATGGTTCAAAAATATATTCATATAATCTTGTTCCAAATGTTGGTAAAAAATACCTAGATCCTTTTCGTGTTAAAATCAAATGTAATAAATCCGCTTTTATTTCTTGGGACTCTAATTCAGTTAATTGTAAATAATCACCTTTTTCAGAGTCACGAAATGGGAAGTTAATACCATATGTTGTTCCATTTGCCATATCTCAATAAATATACTTTGATTATTTTTTTATTAAAGTCGTTTATAAATACAAAAGGAGAAGTTTTAATCTTCTCCTTTTATTTTACTTTATTTCGCACGAATTTCCCGCGCAGGCCAACTCACCACTTAAATCAGTATCATCATCCAATTCAACAATCTTGGATAAATCAACATCCTTTAAAGTTTCCATTAGCTTTTCATACTCTTCCTTTGTGCAATCGGTAAAAGGAGCTTGGACGTAAGTGTGGTTAGAATATGGTAATACTGAAAGGCCATTGTAATATTCTTTTTCTGACCACATCCATTCACCAACAGCAGGCCATTCATGTTCTCTTACAGATATTGTTGCTGATACATTATGAGCGTTATTTCCGCTTCTATGCCCAGGTTTTATCCATTCCTGTTGAACTTTCTTAACTCTTTCTAGCAATTGGATTGGTGACTCATTTCTCAAAATAGAACCTTGTGGTGCTTTTTGAGGTATTCCGATAACTGCAGTATCGTGTGGTCTGAAATATTCATCTTCAACCAATTCAGGATGGTTCTCACTTAAATAGGTATATATCGCCTCATTTTTTCCAACTCTAATTCTACGAATATAATAGTCATTGTGCCAAGCATGAATACCTGATGACGTTCCTAATGTTAATGATGTTGTTCCTGCAGGTTTAACTGTTGTAGTTCTTGCCGCTTTATTAATTCCAAGTAATCCGGCAACTCTTTCATTTTCTTCTTTAACAACTTTAGCCGCAGATTTCATGTTTAATCCTAATACAGCACCAGAACCTATTCCTGTCATTGATATACCAATCAAAGCATCTTTCTCTGTGGTTCTCTGCCAAATAGGTCTTAAATAATGGAAATTAGTATATCCGGCTTGTAACGTTCCAATAAATGAAGCGGCTTTAACACGACCCTCGTAGTCTTCTTGTGACTCAACATCGGATACATTGATTTCGGTTAGGTTGCAAAATTGAAATGGCCTGAGCGCGATTTCGCAGTTATGAGCTAATATACCATTAGCAAAGAAATTATGATTGTCCTCAACTTCAATATCATAAACATCCATCTTTTGTTCTAGATATTCTTTTTTTATTAATTTACCCATGTTATAAATTTATATTGTATTTTTTTATTGTTTCCAAGCTAATACCTTTATTTTTAGGTATTACCTTATGTTCTTTAGCTTTTTTCGTTATTTCAATAACATTATTCAAATATTCAACATATCCAATATTATAATGTTTAAGTATCATACTAATATATGTTTTAAGTTGATTACGGTAACTATTATTAGTTTTATGTTTTCCATAATTCACGTCATTAGTATATAACCATTTTCTTTTACATGTACCAGAACAAAATTCAGCAGAACTTTTAGCTCTCTTACTAAACGAATTAGAACATTGTTTGCATTCACAGGTAACCAAAGGGTTATTAATTTCGTAACTATTTTTTTTATTAGTTGAAATTATTTTACGCTTTTTTAAACCAATTTCACTATTCCAATATTCTATTTGTGCTTGGGACATCATATTCAAATATTTATCATCAGAACAACGTTCTTTAGCTTTTGAACTAATTAGTTGTTTAGTTTTTTCTTTTTGTTTTACCCCATACATCGGATTTTTTTCACCGCTAACGTCAGATACGTTGTCATAAACCTCTATAGAGGTCTTAATCCAATCTTTAATTTCATCTGTTAGCTTATATGTTGTTATTATTTTATCAAATTTCCAAATAACATCATATTCAACACCCTTTGCATTAAAATAATCTTTAAAAGAACTTAAATAATGTAATGCGGTTTTTTTATCATCAGCGCCTTTAACCTCAACAATTTTAATTAAATTATTGTAATCGGAGTTTTCATAGATAAAAAAATCTGGTTTATACCTAACACTATCAACATCATAAATTTCAGATTCCATTAGATAAGGTATTTTGTCATAATCAAGTTTTCTAGCATAAATAAATTCAGATTTACTACGCAAGAAAACCCTTTTATTGTCCCATGTTATATGGTGTCCAATATATCCCCGACTATTACCATTACCTTTTTTTACCTTACCCCCATTTCTCATATAATTACTTTATTATAAGTAAATGAGATTGGGTTAAAAGTTAGCAATTCTGAAATTTATTTTTGATAAATTTGAATATCGTCATCTTCAGTTAAATCTTTAGCTTCAACCCATCCACGATTTTTTGTATAAAATCTATGATCGTCCGTTGATGTGACGGTGTATTCAACACCATTTTCTTCAATTGTTAATTTAATTACGTCAGCATTTTCTTTCGTTAATAAACCATTTACAACATTTTTATATTCAACTTGATTAGTTTCCTCGTTAAATGTTTCAACTAAACAGTCACCGTTAGAATTAACAATATTAACTATTTCTGCGATTGTTTTTTCACCATCAGCACACTTAATTAACGTATCACCAACTAAACAACATGGGTTAGTTCCCCAATCTTTATCATTACTTAAATATATTCCAGGTTCTCCGGCACCACTAGCTTCAATTCTTTTCCACAAATCCATAAAATATTCTTTCGTAATTTTATGTCTCATTAATACCGCAGAGTTATTTGCTCTACCTCTTTGTGGATTTGTTTCCCACCAATTTCCACTCTTACAACCAATCATTTCTTCATCTGTTGCAGAAAATAATGAAATAAGTGCCGCTCTTCTAATTCCTCCTGCCAATACCGCGTCAGCAATATGACAAACCATGTCATGAACTTCAATTGGCGTTAATCTTGTTCCATTTTCTTTTGAATCTAAAATACCTTCTAGTTTAATTAAACATTCTTTTAATGGTTGTGGACCCGGAGCCTTTCCGCCTGATGTAACAAGTCTAGCACCTTTTGCTCTAATATCGCTAAAATCAAATTCAATATGCGATCCACCAAAGAAATAAGATTTAACTAAAACTTTAACAGCATCGGCCCATCCTTCAATTGAGTCGGCCACTAACCATCTTCTACTTCTCTCTTTATTTGGTTTTTGTATTTCAGGTAAAGCATCAACGTGATGTTTTTGAACCGAGTAACCCACTCCAGTTCCACCTAATAATAAGAACATAATTTCAGAAAATACTCTCCAATCATCTATTGGTGCAAAGGCACAATTATAAATTCTATTTGGTGAAATCTCAATTGGTTTTCCTGCAAATTGCATTGATCTCATTGATGGTAAAACTTGTTTATTATAAACAAATTTGTAATTTTCACGAATTTCTTGTTCTAGTTTAGGGTAATGTTTGATATGCATTTCCATGTTTCTAGTAACAAGTTCTTCCCATGTTTCTCTTCTTTTTAGTTCAGGTAAATACTTTGAATATTTCATATAAACTGTAATATTTGAGAGTATTTCGCTGCTTAAATCCATTTTACTCATACTTTTAATGTGTTTTGTTTTTATCAAAAAATCGTTGATTTTAAAGATAAATATGCCGCTATACCTTAAGTGACATTTAATTTTAATAAAAAAAATTAAGTTTTTTTACAAAAAGGTAGATATTTAACCCCCTTGATTTTGTTGTTGTTCTCTTTGTTTTCTCTTATCGAGTAATTCCTTAACTCTGTCTCTCTTTCTTTCTTCTTGTTGTTCCTCAAATCCAAGGAATGTAACGGAAGATTCCGTGTCTATTTCAAGCAATTCATTATTGAATTTACAGTTTTCGAATACGACCCCATCCTTACCAAGTCTTGATTTTGTTATCGCAATTGTTGCAAGGTTCATTTCTTTTTGTGTCAATGTTTTCGCTACCGTGATGATAACGTGACCAACTTGAGCTTTCTTAATTGATCCACCCATTTGATCTGTTGTAACAACTTCTGCCGATATTGAACTACGGTTTCCTTGAGTTGCTGTCCATCCGGCCAAATTCAATTCATGACACATTGCTTCAAAACCTCTCATTACAGATCCTTCGGCTTTCCATTCATCTTTGCTACTTGACTCCGGTAATACGCAATCAATATAATCTAACAATACCATATCAATCTTGTTGCCATCAGCAATCATTTTTCTAACCTGATTTTTGATTTGGCTCATGGTCATAGTATCAGAAGCTAGTTTCTTCAAGACTAGTTTATTTTTCATCGTCTCTTGAACTTCGGTAATTTTGCTCATCACCTCTTCTTTGTTATGTACCAGATTATCTGGTTCAATACCGGTCCATAACGTAAAATGCTTACGTTGAATGATCTTTGGATTATCTTCAAAAAATATTTGAAGAACATTATAACCCATATTGAACGCGGTATTAGCAATTTTGGTTAGTATAGTAGTGTTATGGGTTAAAACATAATCTCTAGTGACATATAACTCATCAGGATTAGATACTTTAATACAAACAGCTTCTTCGTCTTGAACGTAAGTGATTGACTTGACGTATTTTTGCTCAACATATTTAGTTCTCTTATAATACCTACTAATTTTTCTCATTAGTTTAAATGGAACTATTTCATTTGCAAACGATACTGTTACCGTATAAGCCAACTGACCGTCTTTTTTCTCTCCGTTATATGTGTATTTTGGCGTTTTTGTGTTAATACTAACTGTTCCACCCAAAGAAAGCACTAATTCACGAATGTCTTCAGATAATTGCTTGGAAATTGTTGAGTATTGAACAGTGCCGTTTTTACTGATATAACCATCGGTGTCCATTAATCCTTGTAATAAAGCAATTCTAACATCCAACGAATTATATAAATATTCGTGAGGAATAAACTTATCATTAGATTTTTTATTTAATAATTTATAAGTCTCCAATCTTTGCTTTATTCCGGTTTTTAAGTTGATTACATTAATTGTTTTAAGATTAGTTCTAGTATATTCCTTATACGAACAGTGTTCATTTAAACCTTTAATATTATCAAATAACTCATCATCTTTGGTGGATATTTTTACACCGCTATCGCAAATACTTCCATCGCCTAATAATAAACCTAAAAGATACGGGTCTATTAATACATCTTGTTTTTCAAAATTAACTGGTGCTGTGGCCGGTATTCTATAATTGTATCTTCCTCTTTTTTTGATGTCGTTCATCATATCAGAAGTCTTTACAACTTTATATCCAAATTTTGGTCTATAAACACTAACATTCTTAACTCTAGTTTTTGCCGTTCTCATGTTTAGAGTATTCACGCTCCAAAGATGTTCTTTGTCACAATTTACAAAAGTTCCATCTGTAAATTCAACCTTGTAGATTGGTCTAACTCCTTGCGGATAAACCCCTAACACATATTGTTCTTTTCCGTCACTACCAATAACTTTATCTCCTACTTTTATTTCACCAATATTTACCCATCCGCTTGGTGTTAAAATTGGTTCAGATAATGGCTGTGCTTTACCTACGCCTGTTGGCGCAAGAATAACTCCAATCTCGCCTTTAGCTAATCCGCCTTTCAATAAATTATCAATTCCGGTAATCCCCATTGGAATTGGGTGTCTATAATCTTCATCAAGAACTGTGTCCAAATTTGCAAATATATCCGTTTGACCGGTGTCTCTTTCGCCAACTTGTAATGCCTCTCTAATTAATCCTTCAACCTTGTCATAAGACTCAAAATCACCTTCGGTGATGATCTTTTGTGACTTGTCCATGGCCTTTTGTAATTCTTGTTGCTTACAAAACTTTAACGCTTTTTCTTGGACGAATACGGTTCCTTCAAACGGAGCATCTTTAACTTGCTTTAATGTATCTAAAACAATCTTTGCAACCAATTCTTGTGAGATTTCCGATTTAACAATTTGCTCGAGAGTTTCAAAGTTTGGGGTTGATTCATATTTGGAATAATATTCCTTAATCATTTGTAATATGATTTTGAAATACTTATTGTCAAAATAACCACTTTCAATAACATCCATAATGGAGTTAGAGAAGTCCTTATCTACGATAATTTGGTTTAGTAGTTGTATTTGAAATGTGTTCCCTAAATAATCAAAATTCTTATTCATAATAGTTGTTGTTCCCCTCTTTTAATTAAATACTTACTTACTCAAATCAAATTCTAAATAATCATAGCTTAAATCAGTTTCTGAAAAAATGTCAGTAAGATCTCTCAATATGTTTTTGATAAATGGTCTTACATCAACTGTATAGCGAACTTTTGGCGGGAACATTTTTCCATCAAATTGTCTATGACAAATTGTCTTGTCGCCAACTCTAACATAAACGTTAAAGTCTTCCGGACCATCAGTAAATGATGTCTCCATGATTGTCGGATCGTATGTGATAGCATCTCTGTTATCCAACATATAAACTACTGTTTTCATCTTCAAAGAATACTGAAGATCTTCTTTTAAGGCTTTCATATACTCATACAATTCCATCGAGTTTTTTGCTCTCGCATTGTAGCCTCTAACATTGAAAAATCTTTGAACCACGATATTATCGTTAAGGGTCAATAAAAATTCCATCTTTGTGCTGTCCTGTTCTTTCATTTTTTATTGTTTTGTTAATTAATATTTTATTACAATTTTCTTTTTTCCTTTCTTGTTAGTTTCATGAATGGCCTTAAAAAATTAACCCACGCTTCATCATTTTTGGGTAAGTATTTGAATAAACCATCCTGCAACATCATTCTCATTAAATTCTTATATCCTCTATCGGTTGGGTCAATGGTGTCGGTATAAACTTGTTCTACGAGCTCTTTAGCTTCATCGGTAATCAGGGGGTTAGTTAAATCAACAATCAATTTATTGATGCGATAAAACTCTTCACCAATTATACCGCTTTTAGTCTTTCCTGTCAAAATATTTGACAAAGTTTTTATTGGTTTTGTTTGTGGGATATTTCGTGCAGTATCTAATAATTCCTCAATAGTGCATGATTTTTCAATCAATTGTGGGAAATATTTTATTAAGGTTTTTTCACCCAATCCCTCAATACCTTCAATATTGTCAGATTTATCTCCGGCGAATATTTTACATATTAAAACATTTTGGTGCGGAATTTCAACCTTATTGATGGAGATTTTATCACCAAATTTATAATATAGTTTAGAACTTGGTGAATAGATAGTAACTCGCTCTGAAATAAGTTGGGTTAGATCTTTGTCGGATGAAAATATTGTTATATTCTCATTAACAGCAACCTTACAATAATATGCAATTAAATCGTCGGCCTCGTTGTCGGCAACCTCAACTTGTCTTACAAACACCTCTTCAAGATATTGTTTAACTCTAGCTCTCTGATATAAATAAGACTCCCGTTGAGTTTCATTCATTTCATTTTTTCTATTGGTTTTGTATGCCGGATATAAATTCTTCCTGATAGATGTGTTGCTCTCGCTGTCCCAAAACGCGATTACTTTATCGTAATTGTGTTCTTCCAAGAACTTACGGATGGTATTAATAAAATGAAATATTCCGCCAATATGATTGTCTTCCGAGAATAGATCTCTAACGCCATGATAACCGATCATGTATAAATTATTAGAGTCAATCAGTAATGTTTTGGTCAAACCAATTTAATTTACTTGTGATAAAATTTGTTTCTATATAAGAATAAGTATTAATCCGTTATATGTCAAATAAAATTGCCTCTTACTTTAAGAGGCAATTTAGTTTTATTATTCAAACATTTCAGAGGCATCTTCATCGTCATTCTCTTCGTATGATATATCACCGTCACCGGATAATATTCCCGACCAATATTGAGAATATTCTTTTTTATATTTTTCTAGTGCTTCCTTTGTATCCGCAATATACCCTTGTGGAACTGCGATTATTTTTCCATCTTTATAACCAAGACCATTTACGTGATTTTTTAATATTGAAATTCTAGTTCTAATTGCAAATGAAACTTTTCTACCGTTTTTAGTTGCATCAATATGATTAATGCCGGCTTTTTTCTGTTTTCCAAATAAGAATACAATTTCAGATGCTAACCATATAGCTTCACCGCCTTTTGCTTTTATTTCCGGTTGAGCCATTGGGCTTCCCATATCATTATCAACCCATGGCTGATTCACAATTACCATAGTATTATAATATGGTGCGTCTTCTTTTTTGGTTCCTGTAATCCTTGGGTGAATACCCATTCCAATTTTATCAGATAACACAGAGGCGTTTGCCATTTTACCACCCCTGCCTTCATACGTCATTTTGCAAGGGATTGATCCTATGGAATCCCATAAAAACAAAAGATTATACGGTATATCACCTTTAACTTGAGCATCAATGATTTCAGTTATAAAATCTGTTACCTGTTCAATATAATCAAAACCATCATTAAATATGAATGGTCCATCCCAACTACCATCTTCATTTTTATGCGCTTCTAACCCCAATTCTACGGCATGACTCCAACTCCACTTTCGTTCGGTTATAATAAAAACCGGAAGGTGTCCTTTTTTTTGAGCATCTGCTGCAGCTAATATCATTGCAGTTGTTTTTGAACTATTAGAGTGGCCGAGAAACATATTTATCCCACCCATTATTGGTCCGGGTAATCCACAAGCCTCATAAAATGCCTCACCGCAATTATAAAATTGCGTTTCTTTATATTTTGTTTTTGTTGAAAATTTAGATTTAATTGTATCTAAATTTATTTCTTTCTTTTTAATCGCCATTTTCAATTAATTTAATAAAGGGAATTTTAGAATGTCCCGCTTTTGTTGCCATTTTTTTATCTTCTTCATATATGGTTCCAAATTCTTCAGAATTAAAGCTAACTAAAACAACCTCAAGTTGCTGTAGTTGCTGTTCATGATTTTCTAATACCGTTGAAAAAGTTGGATTTTCATTTCCAAGTATGGTGTCGGTTGGCCTTACCAAAAATCCAAAAATAATATCATCACCTACCTTTATTTCTTTGCCGGAATAATAGGTGTTCTTATTCATCTTTTTAAGAAAGTCTTCCGTTACAGGAGTATTTTCATTTTTTTGTCTTTCAATAGATTCTATGATTGTCATATAATATTTTTTTGTCTTAAAATAACATAGATGCCGTTTTATATTGACATCTATGTTATAATTTTAATTAGAATGGTAAATCAGAATCCGGATCATCATTGACTTGTGGGTCTTGGTATGATTTTGAAGGCTTCTTGGTTCCGCCCATGGATGTTTCACCAACGGAACTATCACCGTAATCGTATCCACCTTTTTCATTATTCCATTTTGGTGTTTCTCCTCGAGCAATTGCCTCAAGATATTCAACCGGTTTTTTGGAATAAACATCCAACCAAGTTAATTCATCATTAATCCAAGCTTTAGCTTGTTCTTTTTCTGAATGAACCGGAGATGGATCATCATACATGATTGTTGATACGCTCGTGTATTCTTTGCCGGCAGGCGTCTTGGATTTCTTTAATTCAATGACAAGGTCTCTACCTGTTTCAGGGTCCGTAATATCACCCTTATTTCGCCAAATAGGGATAATCTTATCCAAGATACCGTCACCCTTATAATTGTGCTTAAATCTCCAAAACTTTGGGCCATCTTCTTCGTGATCTCTATC